CGCGCTGTATGTTCTCCTGTGCATTCTTAAAGGGTTGTTCTAATGCACTTGCTGATTTCTCTGCGGTCTTCTCTACAGTCTTTTCAATAGACTCAACTGATTTTTTAAACTGCTTCGGTCCACCTGTTGCTTTAGCGAATTCTTCATCTAACTTTTTAATCAGTTCTGCTTGTTGTTCCAGACCTAGATTAGAACCAGTGATTACCGCCAATTCTTTGGCGTATTGATTGGCACTTGCCTGCAGAGGATTGAGGCGATCAATCAGTTTAGTCAGTTCGGTATTAAGGGCCTTTACGCCTTCGACGCTCCCGCTTGCCCCTTCACTTATTCCTTCAAACGTCTTTTCAGCATCAAGTTTTGTTAGCGTTTCTAGCTCTTTATTGAGCCTTCCTATTTCCTCTCCTGTCTCTCTCAGGTCACGGATAATAGCGGTTTCGCGCGGGCCAGATACACCGCCTTTAAGCTCTTCTGTTAACCTCTTAGCCTTCTCTGTGAGATCTTCTATCTGTTCATTAAGATCTATTATCTGTTCTTTTTTAGTAAGGTTAAAAAAGTCATTGATGGCTTCAGTCAGGAATAACACACCTTCTGCTGCAGCCAGTAACGGGGCCTTCAGGTTTAACAGTGCAGTTGTAAGCTGTACCTTTATTATATTCCCCATTTTTGCGAGTTCGTCTTGAGCATCAACGGCACCGTCTATCAGGTCATCAGACAGCACCGCACCTATGTCTTGTGCCTCCTGACGTAGATTGCGAATCCCTTCCGCTCCTTCATTCAGGAGTAGAGCAAGCTTTGGGCCTGCATCATCCCCGAATATCTGGGCGGCAAAAGCCGACCTCTCCGCATCAGACGCCAGGTCTTGCATGGCAACTGAGAAGTCTTCAAAGACCGCCTCTGATCCACGGAACTTTCCATTAACGTCTGTAACACTAACCCCGAGTTGCTCAATAGCCTTTGCGGCTGGACCACCTCCGGAATTAACAAACTCACCTAAGCGTCTTGTGAACCTTCGGAACCCCTCATCGACCAGCTTATTACTTACACCTAATTGTTCTGCAGAAAACCGTAGCTCCTGCAGGAATTCAGTTCCAACGCCTGCAGCCTTTGCCGCCTTGTCGATACTATCAGCAAAAGATATTGTGCTTTTTGTCGCACCGATAATAGCCGTTGCACTGAGTAAGCCAAACACCCCTGACAGGCTTTTGACCTTTGCAGTAAGACTTGATGAGCTTTTATCAACGCGCTTAAATGAGTCATCTACACCGAGCATTTCTGCGCGAACTTTACCGGCGCCATCTGCTACTAGTTTGACTCTAAGGACGTCTGTTTTGCTCGGCATGTTTTTCTCTGTCTACAGTAACTGTTTCACGTTCCAGGATCTGGATTTTAGCGAATGTATCCGCGTCTATCTCCGTTCCCTGCATTCTTGCCATGGCTTCCAGGCCAGGGTAATTCATACAAGTTCTCACCCCAGAGAACGCTCTCTCCCATTGCGTGCTTGCGCTGACGAATAAAATTATAGCACCGACGTTTTCCGGCAAGATAGACGGCTCTCTGCAATCGCCGCATGGTTCTTTAGACTTGCGTGCTGCCTTGCACGTTTCGCAGTAGCTGGCCCCGGCACCGTCGGCGGACGTTACCCACCGGACCCAGCTTTGTAGTTTTTTGCCGGCGCCCCGTTGCTTGCTTGCAACAGTCCTATTGAAAAAGCCCGTTCTATGTATGGGACATCCAACAATGCAACAAGATTATCATCACTAAAAACAATAGGGCTGCCATCCTCATCGCAAATACCTTCCCACCCTCTTACGCGCTGGCGCAAAACATCCTGCCCTAGATCTGGGGTCTCTTGTATCAGCTGAGCATCAGAACGGTTTAGAAGTTCGAAGGACACCTTAACCTCGTGCTCTTCAACCCCCCCATCACCTTCCTGTGATGGTACACTGATTATTACCGGCCACAATACAATACGCTTGTGTGCAAACTTAAACATGACTTAGATTGTCGCTACAGCATTCTTCAATATTATCTGCAAGGCCGATGCTCCAGCCGCGCTGATATATGATTTATAGTTCAGTTGCTGGATTATACCTGCTGGCCCAGTAATAGGAGGCGAAGCGCGCTCATACAGTAACTGCTGAACAAAGAACTCAATTGACTCATTCCCAGCGGACCCCAGCCCATCACCTCTAGATAGCGTTATCTTTAAGCTTGACTCAGTTCCTGCAATGGCCTTGTCAAGTAATGTGGTACTGTCAAACAATGCTGTGATTGATCCGGTTACAGTGGCAAATCCTTCAGGCAATGCGCTACGCTCACCAGCGCCCCCGACAACGAACGTGCTTTCATCCAGGCCATTGTTTACATTGATACTTGCCTGGGTGACGTTTGCAATGGACGCCCCTCCTTCCTCTATCGCGGCATCGAATGCGCTGAACGGGGTGTTTCCGTTGTCGTCTAAAGTAGCATCGAGCGGAGTTGCATCGTTTGTTTCCTTGGCTCCAATGACCTGAACGGAACCAGTCGGGAACCCCTCTTGCGGGAAATCAAACGAACATCCGCCAGCCCTGCATCCATTAAAGAATTGATACCGATTACCAGATATGTTTGAACCGAAATCCTTTTCGATGATAAACCCCACCGGTAAATCACCTAGTTCCATCGTATGGACATACGGGTCAGCACCGGTGGTTACGTTTGTTCCCATCAAGTGCTTGAGTAGCGTACCGATCCATTCTGCACCAATCTCAAAGTCGAGAGATCCAGACACATTGATGTTACCGACGATCGGCTGCTCACGCTCGCGCGTATTAGTCAATGTGTTTGAGTCAAGCAGGTTCTGCTGTGCCTGCAGATTGTTGGCTGTCAAGTAAAGTTTCTGACCGCTTGGGGTTCCGGGTGTGGTCTTATACACCGTCTCTTCTACTAGGGCTGTTACCGTCTGTGTACCGCGTGCCTGTGGCATGGTTTATTACTCCTGTTCTGATTCCGGTGACTCGTTGACACGCTCGAATCGTTTGACGTTGATAAGACGATCAGCCTCTTTAGAACTGACCTGATATATTTCCCCGGCCTTGTAAGGGCCGCAAGCTTTGACTCCGAGCGACACAGGAAGGCAGACAGCGACGGTTTTCTCTTTCATGTTTTATTCCTCAAAAACTGTATTTGCTGGTTCATTTCTTTCTGCAATCTTGTCACTGCATGCAGCGATATAGGGGTGTCTCTTTTAACCCATAGTGAAATCAGACTAGGCCCGAACATTTCAGCAATCGGTAATCTGCCGACATTATGTACCCGTCTGAATACACCAGTATGCCCGCTTTTCATGGTCTGAATAAATGCGCTTTTCAGTAATATTCTGGCGCCTGTCTTATACTTGCGAACCGTGACGCCGCGCTTTGTTTGCCTTGCACCCATTGCGATTAATGGGACATGCTGCCCAGATACGTTCATTACAGCTATTTGATTTCTAGGCTTGGCCCGCTGCACACGGACACCCTTTTTTAATGTCGCAGCTTTGACATTGACTTCCTTTCTCGTTTCTTTAGAAAAGAAAGCTACAGTGCTAGTGGTTGTTCTATTTAATGCCCTTGCTGTTGCTCTCTCAAGTCCACTAGCTACGCTAGTTAATCTCCGCCTTATGGTTCTAGTAACAGCCTTGTCAATACTGAATGCAAGCTTAATCGCCATAGGTTCTATCAAATGTAACCACGTACGTTATCCGTATACCTGACAAATCACTGCCTCTCTCAGGTGGGTCAATGTCATCAATTCCCGTATAGTCAACCATCGCTACTAAACCGCCCAACGAAACATCAGGTTGCTCTATGGATCGCTGGATATCCTCTATTAATTCTTCAAGACTTACAGTCGGGGTTGTCTTGTCTTTTACATAGCCTTCAATGTTAATTGTTCTGTCTGACCGGTAACTGTTGTAAGTCAGTTTCTCAACAAACTCTGGACCACTGAATACCGTGATGATAGGGAAGGTCTGGTCATCCTGGAAACATCTCACTCCAGCATAAACATTATTACCTGCATCTGTATTATACCCACTTGAGACAAGTATAGCCTGAAGCCTGGTGATAATTGCCGCCAGTGCGCTTTTTGCTGTTGTGCTCAATGGACCGCAACCTGTATTTCTAGGTCATCATCAAAAATAACACAGTCAACGGTATGCGTTGTTGAACCTATCAGTAAGGTATCGCCCCGAGCTGGAGCTGCTATTTCTGATTTGCGAACACTGATTACAATGCGCCTATCGGTCACGTCGGCATCGCTCATACTAACGAGTTCTACATTGTGTTCAACAACAGCCCTAATGATTGAAGGAACACCTACCACCGGGGTATAGGTGGCCTCCACTGATAGGTTGATATCGTTGAATATCGTATCTATAGCTGTATTGAAAACAGTCATAAATTATTTACAGCAAACGGATGGTTGTCAGGATCAACACCTTGGACAGCGCCTATGTCTGCATTTATCGTCGCTATAGGCTGTCCATCAATCCCGACTATCTGCCTGGACTGCAGTCCTTTGCCTGCCGCGCTAGCCTGGGATTCAGGCAATAACTCAGGGGTCCATGCAATATCTTCATCAATAAAGTCACGGGTATATTCCAAGCCAGCAGTCATAATTGAGGCCCCGGTACGCATT